GCTGCTGGAAGTGCGATTGCTCCACCTAATTCTTTTAATCCTGGGAATCTTGCACCTTTTTTACCTGCTTCAAATAAAAGTCCTGGATCTTTTCCAAATTTTCTAAATGTTTCTCCAGTCCCTGTTACAACATCAGATAAAGTTGCTATGCCCTCTCTACCAATATTTTCTGCACCTTGCATAAATCCTATTGATGGCTCTACTGCAGTTCTCCCTGCTTGACTCATAATACCTGCTTCTCTAGCTGTAGTGCCTGTGTCTATACCAGCTCTCATACTATCAGATAATTCTGGTGAACTTAAAGCACCTGTTAAACCAGCCAAACCTGCTGACAATAAATTTAAATCTTCTGCCTCTGGATCTGCTAACCCTTGAGCTAATAGATTTGTTCCTGATGATAAAAGAGCTCGACCAAGAGGCCCTGAAAAAATACCACTACCCGGCACTATAAAAGGCACCGCTGCTGATAAAAACGGCAAAGCTGGTCTTAATTCTCTAGGTATGAGCTTTCTACTTGCACTGCTGGTAAAACCTAAAAACTCGTCTTTAAGTTTTCTTTGTGCCTTTTTACGATCTTCATTTAAATCTGATAAAAAATCTCTAATTCCCATAATTCTACCAATTTACTTGTTTTTTAATCAATCGTCAACGATCCTATATATTAGTTTTATTACCAAAAGCTGATGGTCCCACAACAACATTGACACTTCTTGATATGTCTTCTTGTTTAGTGTCAGTTACTGGACTATTTATATCATCTTCTGCCTCTTTATCAGACAGGTATTCTCTGCCTGTTTTAAGGTGTTTTATAGTTACTTCGACTCTTGGTTTATATACTTTTACTGTTTTACCATCTACTATTTGATCTTCATAGCTTTCTTCTTGCTCTACAAATGGCATTATCTGTCCTCCCTGTTAATTTCTAATATAGATGCAATAACGTCTACATTACCGCTAGTTGCTTGTACCTTTAATATCTCACTTTCTAACATAATTAAAGGCTCACTTAATACTTGTTCTTTTTGACCTGATGTTAAACTAACATCGTTATCTATTACAAAAGCTGTGCCCGATGCATTAGTTAATGTTACTTTAACAACCGCTGACCCAGACGCATCCTCTACAACCAAAAGAGATTTAACAATAGCACGTGAATTAGATGGCACTGTATATAGAGTCGTAACATCTGTAGTTGTTAAACTTACTTTATCATTTTTATATATATTCGCCACTATCCTAATCCTAACCAAGTAAATCGTTCTTGATCTTCTTTTTGTTGTGTTAAGTATGTTGAGTTTAATTGTTCTATTA